TTGGCAATCAGCCAATCAAAGTTCGTGCGCACACGCTGCTTCATTCTTGGCTTGCGTGTAGTGCGCCCATGATTACCCACCACGCTCACCACATGACACTTCTTGAACTCGTCAGTGAGCAACTGCACTGCTGCAGCAACCTGCTCAGACCAGAACAACAGTGAGCCAATCATCGTGTCCTCGTTGGTGATCTGGAGTTCCTCGTGAATATCTCCAGTGAATATGTCGCCACCCAGAATCAGAACCACACCGTCATAGGTGACACCCGACAGATAGTGCCTGCTGAGTTTGATCACATTCTGCGCCCACTTCTCTAGACGCATCACAGCAATCTCACGGTTGTATGCGTTCAACCCTTCCAACTCTTCAGGGTTCACCACCTCATCAAAGTGTGTATCAGACAGCATCACCACGAGCGTTGCTGCAGATCGCTTCGGTTTCGCTGGCACAAGCCACGATGGAGGTTGAATCTGCTGTGTCTCTACCTGCTCAACAATGGAGAGTGTGCGTTCAAGTTCCTCTACACGCAGGATCAGTCGCTCGTTGTTGGATTGCAGCAGAGTGTTCTGCTTGCGAATCCGTGACTCCTCTGCTCTATCTGGCTGTTCTTGTGCGATCTCGTCACGCAAGTTCACGATAGATACCAGTCGTGCGATAGCGATACACAGTCGCCTCAGAGATTTCTATCCCATGACGCTTCAGCACCGTTGCGATGCTTCTGCCTGTGATCATTGGATCATCAAACGCTGCAACCAAATCCTTGCGATCTTGCGGAGATAACAGATGTTTGATCTTGGTGATGGCTGGTTTCCTTCCAGCCGATCCTGATGGTTCAGACTTTATTTCGCTTAGCAACTTGCTCATTCGGTAGCCCTTCTCTGTGCTGATCTAAATGCTTCTCCAATTTATCATCAACACGATTGATTGTGCGATAGATGCGCTGCAGTTGCCCCTGCACAATCGCATGATCCTCAGCGTTCTCTGTGCGCATCTCCCTCGCCTCCCTGCGCATGGTCTGAAGCAGGATACCTAGCAGACCGCCGATGGTCGTGATGACAGCAACGACTACAGCAGCCCAACCCTGATCCATATCACGCCTCAGTTACAGCAGGCGGTGGATTCTGTGCAAAGAACTCTTTGATCTGCGGAGCAGACTTGCGACCATCCACCTCATAATGAAACCAGTCACCATTCGGCGCACCATGCACCTCAGCCTTGTCGTACTTCTTCCATGCGTCACGATCGCAGCGGTATGCACGACCATACGGGGAGGGGAAATAATCAATCACCATTTCTATGCCCAAAGCATCAGCGTTCTTCACCAGATAATCCATCGCAGCCATCGCCTGCTTGCGACCACCCTGAGGCTTACCACGCTTACCATCACCCATGTTTCTCCATGAGATATCACACGCTCTTCCAGTTGCGTGAACGCTGAGCGATTCCTTCCCTCTCATATTTCTAACGCCATAGCCCCCATTGAACCAGATCGCAGGATAAGCCTTCGTCAGTTCCTTCCACACAGCAGTGTTCTGAGGATGCTCAGATGCTGCAGCACCATCCTTGTTACCTGTGTACGGTCGCTTGCTCATTTGGCTGCAGCCTTCTTCTTAGCGATCTTCGCAGGAGATGCACCGAACGCTGCATCAATCTCGTCACGACTAAGAGTGCCATCCACCGATGCACGAGCCAACGACTCAACAACCTTGAACACGCTGACCGCACCAGCGAGCAGTGCGCTCTTCCAAATCTCCAACTCAGGTGCAATCACTGCTGCACCAGTCACAACGCCAAGAGCGTTCGTGAGGAACAGAGCCAGAATACGACCCAACACATCCTGCATCTTCTTCATTGATCATCGCCTTTCTTCAGCATGGTCGCCAGAAAATGTATCAGCACAGTGAGGCAAGTAATCCACAGAGCCTGACGCAGCGTTGTGCCAGAGAGCGTGAGCAGAACTAGACCTGTGCCAGCCCACACCCATGCGTTCTCAATCAGATAATCGTGCAGTCTTTTCATGTCTTGCGCCTCACAGGTGCTGGCAAAGTCATCAGGATTGTAGTTGCTGCAACAATCGTGCGCCTTTCCGCAACACTGATGGTTGATCCTGCAGGCACATAGTCCTCGTGCGCACCATCAAAGATATTCACCTGCTCCTCAAACGCTTCCTTCACTTCTTCTGGTGCGTTAGCGACTGGTTCAGGAACAGCCTCAGATGAAAGAAAAGTTGTGGGGGTTGTCTCGCTAGGTGTCGGGGTTTCTGATGCGTCTGGGAGGCTCTGAGAGGGTTCTGGGAGGCTTGTGCTGGTGGTTGTTGTGGTGGGTTTCTGGCTGGTTGTGGAGGGCTGTGTGCTGCTGGTTGGCTGAATGGTGCTAGTTGTGGTGGTTTCAGGGATCGTTGTGGAAGGAGCAACAGATGTTGTCGTGGTTGTGGTGGTTGATGATGTGCCTGTGGGCGGTATCGGTGCTGGCTGCTGGACTGGTGCTGGCTCTTCTTGTGTTGGCGTTGTGGGCTGACTTGAAGGGATCGTGGTACTGGAAGAAGAAGGGCTACTAGTTGTTGCTGCAGCAGTAGTCTGAGGTGATGATGTACTTGGGAGTGATGTTGATTCTTCTGGGATCGTTGTATGCGTCACTGTGCTGGTTGTGGAATGCGATTCGGGAACTGTTAGAGAAGGCTGACTAGATGAAGATGTTTCTGGCGTTGTTGATGGTGATGGTTCTTCTACCGTTGTGGATACTGGAACGCTGGTAGATGAAACTGCTGGTTCTTCTGTCGTTGTCGTTTCTTCTACTGGTGCTAACGGTTCTACTGTGATCAGCGCATCATCCATCACAGTGCCATACCAGCCAGCCCAGAAACCGTTATCAACACCCGACAACGAGATCAACACACTCTCATCAGTCGCAGCCTCATAAGACACCGACACAGAACGAACACCATGTATCTCATTGGATACGAGCGCATTCCCACCAACCCCAACACGATACGAATCAGCGATCGGCGCACCCCACCCGATGCTGTTGGTCTGACTGTTATCAACAGTGACAGTCAAAGTGATGAGCGATGGTTCAGATACAAGGATGCTTCTCACAACCTCACCCCACCCGTAAGAGAACCTCAAAGCACCGTTAGCAATAACACCGTTCCCACCGTTACGAACAACAGTCCACTGCGACAGATCATCAAACGGATCAGAAAACGAAACCGCCTGTGTTGGAGAAGCGAACGCTAGAACAGCAACAGGAAGAAAGATCAGCCAGCGTGTGTTACGCACATCGCTTACGCTTCAGGCGACCATTCCTCAGCCGTGTTCCCATCAGCAACCCAAGCCAAATATTTCTGATAGTCGATGTTTGCGGGGTCAAGTGGAATAGATGAACGAGAACCATCGGGATTGGTTCTAACGATACCAACCAATTTTCGGTCAATGGTTGTTGTAAAAAATGTATGCCCAGTCATCACAACTCCGCAGAAAAATCAACGCCATCTGCACTTGTCGTCGCCTCGCACCACAAAAACTCTCCAGCAGTAGAATTATTGTTAGACGCAATACCAAAACCGATCGCACCAGCTCGTTGATTTATGTTATTGAACGAAGCAACACCACGATCTGCCAGTCCAGAGTTATACAAAAGCAATGTTCCCCTTTCGGTCATCGTAGGTGTTCCTCGCATCGTTGTTGGAATTGGGCAAATATTCCCTCTGATGTTGGTAGCGCCATCTCCTACGCCATGAGAAACAATTGCATAACCTTCAATTCTTATAAAATACCGTTGGCACTTTTCAAGAGTTACACCGTAGTCCTCAAACTCGAATGGTGTTGATACAGCACCAGCCTCCAACTGCACACCCGTCACCTGCCAATAATTGTTCGTGGCGGAAGCGAGATTGGTTTGACCGACCGCACGATTGGCTGAGGTCGCTGAAGCCCAAGTCGTATTCAGCGTTCCGCTCGTAAAGGTACTGCCAGCACCAAGCCAAAAGTTGATTTCTAAAGAAGCAGCATTATCGTTGTCAAGTACGCCAGTTGTATCCGCAGGAAAAGTTATCGTTTTCTTTTCCCATGTTGCCGAAGCGCTCACCGTGTATGACGCAGATACTTGACGATTGTTATCTATGTCGTACAGTTCACAAATGTAAGTACCTGTCACATTTGACTTCACCCAAAATGACACCGAAAATTGCTTAGCGGAGGCTGTGCCTTTGGCAAATTGCTGAAGATTCTGACCTTCAAACTTCTGCCCTAGTGTGTGATAAGTACCAGCAGTAGGTGATGCATTGGCGGTTGTGCAGAGCATTTTCAATGATTTACGCAAACCAGAACCAGTTGGAGCATCAGACTCAACTGATTGAGTCCATGTTCCCAAAGATGATAACCCAGTTCTCCATCGGTCTGCGGTGTTGTAACTGTCACCATTTATGCTCGCTGTGGATGTTCCTCGTTGCGCAACCTGCATCGCACCATTGATAATCACATTACGATTAGACAAAGCCTGCTGACCGATATCCGATCCAAGAACATTCACCCAACCATCAGTTGAACCCGTGTAAAGCCACAGCGTGTTCGTATCAGTCGTGTACGCAAACATTCCCTCACTCAAAGTCGCCTCGCCAGCACCACCGAACGCTGCATCTCGTGCGCTCGTAGAACTGAACTTCATGATGGTTTGATCCATCAGGTAGGTATTGACCTGTTCTGCAGTCAGCACCGATCCACTGGTGAACAACTTTGATCCTGCGCCTGCCATAATGCCTCCGAGTGTATCCGTTAGGTGAGAGCGTTTGTAGAGTCTAGAACCCCATACACCGCATCATCCAGTGTGAATGGATACACCAGATCAGCAACAGCCAACTCAATCTCCACCCGATGCTCAGACGGAGTGATGCTGTGGCGTATCGCCTCAATACTGTATTCCTCCGTTACTGATGCAGGTGATCCGACTGGATAGGTGCGAGTGATACTGATTACATCAGCCAACTCCAACGCCGTCACCGTTGCCTGATCAGACACATCCAGAGCGTTGTAAAGAGTCTGCAGACGATCAAACCGATACTGTGGTTCTTTGTATCTTTCCAGCAGATCGGCTGCGAGCGTGGCTGCAGCAGTGTCATCTTCTAGCAGCAACCCAGACAGGTTCAGTGTGGAGATACCGTAGTTCGCTTGCGAGGTCGCATCATTGGCGGTCTGGTCTGTGCCATCAACGATTGAGGTCACAACCTTGTTGTAAAGAAACTCCTGCCCATATAGAACAGACAGCGCAGTGTACGGTAGATCAATACCTGCAGCGTCAGAGAAGTTCGCAGATGATGGGGTGAACGAGGCTGCGACACGATCCGTGAAAGTCAAATCCCCATCAGCAGCAATAAAGAAATATCCCTGTTCTGCTGTCGCTACAGCCTGAAGATAGGTGAGAACATTCGTGTTCGCAGCGATCTCAAAGGTTGCACCACCACCAAGCGTTGCTGTGCCAGAGTCAATGTCTCGTGTCGCTGGATAGTTCACCTCAGACAAATCAAGAATGCTGGATACTCGTGCGCCAGACAACTGCGCCGATGGCGTGATGGCATTCCCGATGTAAGTGTTAGCGAGCAGCACGAAATCATCTGATGCGGTGATGGTGACGGTGGAGTTATCTTCTGTGGCTGTCGGCTGGTTCGGCTCATAGGAGATATCAATATCGGTGATGCGACCAGTGAACAGAGGAACACCACCAGAAAGAATCGTCACCTTCCTACGAGGTGTCACACCAGATTTCCCTGTCACCGCATTCCAATACGGGCTGTCCTGATTCGTTGGATCAAACCTGCGATCAAAGTTGTTCAGCGTCACACTGCAAGTACCAGCATTGAAGTTCTGCAACTGGTCTGGGCGACCACGACTAATAGTGACCTGACGACAGTATTCCGATACATCGTCACCAACAAGAGTGCCACCCAGATAGTCATCATTCAGAATGCCATCCTCAGCAGAGTCCAATGTGAACACATTGACCTCAAATCCCAACTCCATCAGAACGGTGATTTCCTCACCCCACGCAAGCGTTGTAGCCATTATGCAACCTTCAGTGGCAACGCACCATTCCGCCTGTTGTAACGCTGCAACACATTCACAATCTCATCACCAACCACAGCAGGATCAACACCCATACCAGCATTGATAGTGACATTCACGGTCATGCCTGAACCCAGACGATCCAACGGAATGATCGCCTCGCTACCTGCTTCACCAACCAGACCGACAGTAGGTGCAGTCACGATGCCACCCTTAGCGAACGGGATGAGGTCAAGCATCTGGTTGCGTCTTGTGGAAGTGAACGGATTATTAGCAATCACAGCAGGAGTGAAACTCACACCACCACCACCGCCACCAGCAGTAGTCCCAGTTCCATTCAACAAAGTCTCAGCCTTATTGATAATTGTTGCAGGAGTGTCCTTGCGAACCCTGTTCAATTCCTTCTGCGCCTCAATAAGTTCAAGCGTGGCATCACGCACATCCTCATGCGCTTTGACCAATGCTCGCTCATTATCCTCCTGCTCCTTGATCAGAGCATTCACATCGGCAAGAGCCTCAGCGAACACATCAGTATCTTCAGACGCACCAGAAACAATCTGCGAATACAATTCATTTTCTTTATTCAACCTGTCGGTTGCTTCATCCTGTGCAAGAATCGCACTCTCCACAGCGAACTTTGCCTCAGCCACATCACGCTCAGCGTCAGCAATTTCTTCAGCCGTTGGAGTTTCTTCACGCAACTTCTTCAGTTTCGCTTCAGCATCCGCAACCGCAAGCACAGCCTCACGCTGACTCCACTTGGATTCCTGCAAACGAATCTCAGCCTTACGAATGTCCTCAGGAGTCGCATTACCCTTTGTGCGTAGATCGGCAAGTTCTTTTTCTGCGTCAAACACATCATAGTTGGCTTTCTCAACATTGAACTTTGCTTGCTGCAAATCAATATCAGCGTTCTCCATCGTGAGCGCAGATGGCTTTTCACGCAACTTCTTCAGTGCGGTCTCAGCCTTAGTCACATCACGAACAGCATCTTCAACAGCAGTATTTGCTTTGATGAGACTGTGTTGAGCATCGGCAACAGCACGAGCCTGCTTTGCAGCCTCCTTAGAATCAGCACCATACCCTTCCGT